GAAATGGCGAAACTCCGAAGATCCAAACGCGATTCTCCGGAACGATGCGGACATTCTGCCCTCTCAGGCATCGTTATTCAGACCTTCCCTAAGTCTACGGCGCTGCATAATGATCACTTCATGGCCTTGCGCTTTCTACCCAGCGTTAACTGTATATCAAATATATTTTTCACTGTTCACGCTGAGAAGGGAATAGGATTTGTATCTATTCGTCAGAATGACTGCGCGAGCGGCGCGGCCTCAAGCTCCAATGTTGTGGAAAAGCCGCTTGCGCCATTGACGGAGTGGGTAGTCTTCGCAACTAGCCAACGCTGCGAATCAATCTCAGGTTTGAACCCGCTGACCGTGACGCTTTGCTCCGGGAAAAGGTCCGCCCGCCCGATTGCCAGCGTGTAGTCGAACTTGGCCGTGCCACGCTTCACCCGCTCCAGCTCCGCGTGCGCATGCTGGCGTGCCGTTGCCTCGTCGGCATACGACTCGCGCAGGCGCTTTGCATTGTCGTCCGTACCCACCAGCACCGACTGCCGCCGCGCCTTGCCTTTGTCGACCCAGTACGCACGCACACCGCTGTAGGCGTCGCGGTCGGCCACCGAGTAGCGGTGTTGGTCGCCATCGCGGCGCGTCAGCGTGACCGTAGGTAGCGGCTTGCCGCTCGCCGTGGTGCCGGCGCCGATCTGCGCAAAGACCAACGTTCCAGCCTTGACCGTAGCGACCGCATCGAAACGCTGCCCCAGCCGCGTGAGCAAATTCATGTCGCTCTCGTTGGCCTGGTCGAGGTGCGGTAGCTTGGTCCGCGCCAATGCTTCAGCGACGCGCGGCGTCAGGCCATGTTCTACGGCCAGCGTGTTGAGCACGGCGCCCAGCGTCGTGTTGTGCCAGCTGCGCTCGCGACGTGTGCGCATGTCGGCGGTGAGGTCAGCGCTGCGCGTACGCACGGTGATGACATCCGGCGCGCCGCTGTACTCCACCTCATCCACGATGAAGGTGCCTTTTTCGACCAGGCCGGTGTCTTTCCAGCCCAGGGCTACGGACAGACGCACGCCACGTTTGGGCAGCGCCATCTTGCCGTCGTGGTCGTGGATGCGCAGATCCAGCTGGTCGGCTTCGCCGCCTCGGCATTCGGTGAGTGTGAGATCCAGCAGGCGCGGTGCGATGCGCTCGGTGAGGTCGACGCCATCGAGCACCACGCGCCACTGGGGAGTTGGGTAGCTCATGCGGCAGCTGCCTCCGGGGTGGTGTCGTCCGCGCGGCGCAGGCTCAGTTGGAACTCGATCCGGCGCGGGGTGCCGTCCTCGAAGAACAGCGAGGCGGTTTCGTTGATCGCCAGCAGCAGATACGGCCCGTAGACCACGCCCGCACCATCGACCAGTGGCAACGGCTCGCCATCGGCGGCCATAGTGCGCAGGGTGTCCAGCGAGGCACGTGTGCCCGTGAGTTCGGGGGCGATCAGACCAGACAGCTCGATGGTGTCATCGCCTGGACCCAGGAATTGGGTGGCCGCGCGCGCACCGACGCGCTCGCTGGTTGCGTGGCGCCAACTCATCTGCCGCTGCAGCTGCAGGAACGCGGCGCTGTCGAGCGCAAAGACGAACGTGCCGTAGGACATCATCATCGGAGTGGATCCTCAGTCGTCGCGCAGGCTGGAGCGGCGGGTGGCCGCTGTGCGCCGGTCGCGCTTTTCAAGTTGGCGGGCCACTTCGCGCGCCAGCGCAGTGGCATCCATGCCCGGTGCGGCATGGACGTGGATGACGTAGCTGTTGCCGCCTGCAGGCGCGCTGGCGGCGCGCGTCGGGGCCGACAGCGGCGCGCGGCTATCGATCGCCGTCACTGGCGCTGTGGCTGTCGCCAAGGCCAGGCCCGCGCCCACCGCACGCATGCGGGCACCGAGCGCGGTGACGGCCTGCACAGGCGCGCCCTGGCCGCGCTGCAGCCCGACGGTGAGGCCTTGCATGGTGAAGTCGCCCAGCTGGGCAAACACGCGCGAGGGGCTGTGGATGCCCAGCAGGCCCTTGAAGCGGTCGACCACGCCGGTGCCGACGCTGGCGATCGCGTCGCCGGCGGCGCCGAGCTTGGAGCGGATGCCCTGGACAAGGCCGCTGATCATGTCGGCGCCGGCCTGCAGCATCCGGGCCGGCCAGTTCGCCAGCTGCAAGTTGATGCCGGCCCACAGCTGCAGCAGCCCCTGGCGGATGCGATCGCCGTTGCCGGTGAACACGCCCACGATCAGCGACCAGGTGCCCTGGACGGTTTGCCACACGCCGCCGAGGATTTGCTTGATCACCGGCAGCACGAACACAAACGCCTTCACCAACCAGCCGATCGCCTTGACGGCCAGCTGCAGCTGGGTGACCAGCACCGCACCCAGGATCTGCCCGAAGCCGCGACCGGCGTCAGTTGCACCGTGCAACTGCGCGGTGGTGGCCTCGAAGGGCGTCAGCAGCTGCTTGACCCACGCCCAGGCCTGGCCCATTGCAGAGGCCACGGTGTCCCACACCGGCCCAAGCGGCGCGAGCGCGGCCTGCAGCTCGGCCAGCACCGGGGCGGCCACATCGACGATGCCTTGCCACACCCCGATGGCGAAGGCCTTGATCGGCCCCCAGTACTTCCACACCAGCAGCGCCACGGCGGCGACAGCCGCACCGATCGCCAGCACCGGCAGGCTGATGCCGCCGAGCAGTGGCAGTAGCAGGCGCGCGCCGTTGGCGAGCATCGGCAGCACACGGCCGCCGAACGACAGCACCTGGCGGATCAGCACGCCGAACCCACCGCCGCCACTGAGCAAGGCGACAGCGCCGTGGATCTGCGAGAACGCCATTGCAGCCACGCCGCCGGCCACCAGCAGCCCGCCTAGGATCGTGACCAGCGCGGCGGCGCCCACGGACACCTTGGCGATCGCACCCACCAGCACGGGATTGGCGCGGATCCACGTCGTTACCTGGCCGACCACCGCAGCGGTGCGCTCGGTCAGTTGCTTGAACTGCGGCAGCAGGGTCTGGCCGATCGATTGCGACACCACCACGGCGGTGTTTTTGAGCAGCTGCAGCGCGTTGGCCGAGGTGGCCACCCGCGCTGCGTACTCGGCCGACATCGAGCCGCCGTAGCGCTGCGCATCGGCGACCTTGGCGAAGTTGCCCTGCAGCAGTTCCAGATTGGTCAGCAGCGGCGCGATCGCACCGATCGACTCGCGCCCGAACAACTGCGTCATCGTCGCGGCCTGCTCGGCCTTGGGCAGTGCGCGCAGTTTCTGCAGCACCGACATGATCGCCCCGCCTGCGTCCTTCTGCATGACCTGGGCCATGTCGGTGGCCTTGATGCTGAGCTTGTCGAAGGCTGCGCGCTGGCTCTTGGTGGCCGACTCGCCCGAGGCCAGAGTGAGCAGCATGTTCTTGATGCCAGTGGCCGAGACTTCCGACTCGATGCCCATGCCCATGCCGGCGACGGTGGCGCCCAGCGCCGCGAGCGGGCCGCTCTGCAGGCCGGCCACCTCGCCCAGGGCACCAATGCGGTTCACCACCGCGCTGATCTTGTTGACGCCGGCCGGGCCGGTGTTGCCGAGATAGTTGATCTTGTCGGCCAGCACGACCACCTCGGCCTGGCCCATGCGAAAGGCCGTGCGCCAGGTCGCCATGGTCTGGCCGGCTTCTTCGGCGCTGCTGTCGAAGGCCACGCCCATCTTGGCGGCGTCCTCGGCGAAGCGGACCAGCTCCTGGCGCGGGATGGCCGCCTGGCCGGCAGCGGCGACGATCTTGGCGATCTCTGCGGGAAGCATCGGCAGGCGCATGGAGAGGTTCTCGACATCGCGGCCCATCTGCGCGAACTGCTGCGGCGTCTTGAAGTCAACGACCTTGCGCACGTCAGCCATGGCCGACTCGAACTCCATCGCATCGCTGATCGGCAGGACCGATGCGCGCAGTGCGCGCTGCCCGGCAAATGCCATGCCGGCGCCGTAAGCACTGGCCTGCAGGCCAGCGCTCTGGATGCGGGCGCTGCGACGCTGTGCGGTGTCGATCGCGGCCAGGCGCTGCTGCTGGGCGCTCATGCGTGACCAGCTCGCGCGTGCTGATCCCGGCCGTTTCCAGACGACCACGCAGCCGCTGCAGGCCGGCTTCCTGCGCGCCGTGTGCAGTCTTGAGTTCGCGTGCGGTGCGGACGGCGCGTTCGAACTCGGCATTCATGGCGGCCGTGGGCGTGCCGGCGGCCCTCATCTGCTGGGCGAGCGTGCGTACCGACTGCCGCTGCGCATCGAGCGCGGCTTTCGCACGTTGGCTCATCGCCACCTGTTCGCGATAGGCGCCGATGTCGCGGTGCTGGCTGTTGAGCTGGCGCAGCGCATCGCGCTGATTGCGCAGTGCAGTGGCAACGCCGCGGCTGCCACTCAACACGCGCCGGAACGGGCCGGTGGCGCGATCGACGGCGGCCAGGATGACCTGCAGGCGCAGATTGTCGGAGGCCGCCATTTAGGCGGCCTCGCGGGTCAGGGGGTGCAGCATCATTCGGCTCCGCTTCGCAGGCGGGCACGCTCGCGCCACGCCGTGAGTTCGTGCAGCGACCAGCCGTCCATTTCAGACGGCGGCCAGTGGAAGATGGCCGCGATGTCGGCCATCGCATCCTCTACGCAGTCGGGAAGTCCGCTTCCCTCTGCACCTTCGGCAAGAAAAAAATCTGCACCTCCTGGCCAACCGCCAGTAGGTCGGCCGGATCCATCGCATTGACGTCTGCAGTGGTCAGCGTGGGCGAAGAGATGCGCGGTAGCAGCGTTGCCAGCGCGGTGACATCCAGCTGCAGCACGTCGACGAGCTTGAGGCCGCGTAGCTCACCGGCGCCAGGCTTGCGCACCTTGAGGTCAGTGATGGTCTGCTCGCCGCGCACGATGGGCTGGTCGAGGGGAATGGCTGGGGAAAACGTCGGAGTCATCGGAAGGTCTCAAGGCAAAGGCCCGGCAGCGCCGGGCCGGAAGGGTCAGGCGCCGATAGCGCGGCGTTGGGCGGCGAGCAGATCCACGCCGTTGACGATCTCGGTCATGTTCACCAGATCGATCTCGATCACGGTGGCGCCGTTGATGGTCAGCTTGTAGTAACTGGCCGAGGTCTTCACCGAGAACTCGGTGTCATCGCCGGACTTAGCAGTGCCCGGATCGATCTCGCTGTGGCGGCCGCGCACGACCACCTCCACTGCGTCCACATCGCCGCTGTCATCGCGCTGATAGGCGCCGGCAAAGCGCAGCTGCACGGCGTTGTGAGTCGTGGCGCCGTATTGATTCAGCACGCCGCGCATCAGGCCGCCGCACTTCCATTCGAGCTCGATCTTCTCTTGACCGAAATCGATATCGACCGGGCCATTCATGCCGCCGCCACGGTATTCCTCCATCTTGCGCGACAGCGTGGGCAGCTTTACTTCGACGACTTGGCCGAGATAGCTCTCACCGTCGTTGAACAGGTTGAGCGCTTTGAGTTTCTTGGGCAACGCCATGGGGTTCTCCGGAAATCTAGGGCGGGTGCGTTACGCGTTGACGCGATCGGCGAAGTCGGCCAGGTAGCTGGTGGTGATCTTCTGGTACAGCTGCAGGTTCTCCAGCGGCGGCACCGGGGTGTAGTCGTAGTCGATGCGCAGCGCGCCATCGGCGAGCGTGGTGGCGCTGTTGACCGTGCCGTCGTACCAGGCATTGGCATCGATCAGGTAGCCGGACGACTTGAGGTCGCGGAACTTGGCGTTGATCGTTTCGAGCAGGTCTTTCACCAGCGAGGGATGCATCGGCTTGTCGACGTAGAACGCCACGCCCTCGGCGATGGTGTCGGCCAGGATCTGTGCGGTGCGCGTGGCCGTCTCGAACGCGAACATGCTGTCTTCGGCGCACGTGCGCGACCCCCAGAAGCGCTGACCGTTGAAGGTCACCAGCGTGGTGATGTCACCTTCGTTGAGGACGCCGGCATCGGTGGCTGGATCCTGCAGATCCCAGTGCACATCTTTGGAAATGCCGGTGACGCCGGACACGGGCACGTTGGACAGGCTCTTGTGCCAGCCTTGCTCGGTGTCGATCTTGGCGCGCAGGCCGAGCGCACGCGCTGTGGCATAGGCAGCCGTGGTGGTGCTGGTGGCGGTATCGAAGGCCAGGAAGTCCGGCCAGATCAGCATCAACTCGCGGTCGCTGAACTGGCCCCGGTAGGTGACCGCCTCGGCGACGGTGTCAGCGACCGGCCGCAAGTAGGCCATGGCGCGCAGCTTCTTGGCGATGGTCGCCAGCGCCTTGGCGACCGGGAGCGTGTCCAGGCCAGGCGCACCCAGGATGCGCGGGCGCACGCCCAGCTGCGCTTGCGCGGCCAGCAGCGCATACAGGCCGGTGTAGCCGCTGGACTTGGCCTCGCCGATGACGTTGCTCGATGTCTTGGCAGCATCTTCGCCTTCGGCCACACGCACGACGATGGTGACCGGGTTGGTCTGGTCGGCGATGCCCTGCAGCGTGGCGCGCAAGGTGCCGTTGGTACCGGCGCTGGTGATGGCGCCCAGCACGTCGGTGATCAGCACCGGCTTGTTGAGCGGAAAGACTTTCTCATCCGCATCGGCGGCCGTGGCGACCAGGCCGACGACAGCGGTGGAGACGGTGCGAATGGTGCGCGTGCCCGCGCTGACTTCGATGACGCGAACGCCGTGGTGGTAGGCAGTGGACATAGGTTCCTCGATCAGGACGAGCGGAAGCGGAGCGGGATGGTCAGGCGCGAGCGCGCATTGGCGGGGGCAACGTCAGTGCGCTGGCCCTCGATGGTCAGCACGAAGCTGCCAGGCGCATCGCCGATGACCAGGCCGACGCGGGTCAGCCGCAGGCGCGGCTCCCAGCGCATCAGCGCGGTGGCGGTGGCGCCGTAGAGCAGCGTGCGGGTGGCGCCGTTGAATGGCTGGTCGATCAGCTCCGGCAGCAGCGAGCCGAAGTCGCGGCGCTGCTCACGTGTGCCGATGGGTGTGGTGAGGATGCAGGCGATCGACTGGGCCAGGTGTTGCTCGCCCTCGATCACACGCCCGGTGGTGGCATCGACGCCGATCACTGCGGCCCACCGCTGAGCGCATTGCCGGCGGTCACGCCGGTGGTGGTGTGGTGCTTGAGGCTGATCCCGCCGCCCACCACGTCGGTGTCGACGGTAGCCGTACCGGTGATGCCTGCATCGCCATTGATCTGGGTGGCGCCGTTGACCGTCAGCGGACCGTTGAGCGTGATGCCGCCATCGGCGGTAATGGTCGCGGTGCCGCCGCTGGGCAACGTGGCCTGCAGCGCATGCGCCTCGGTGTCGTAGTGGATCTGCGCGCCATCGGCAAAGCGCAGCACGTGCAACGTGTCAGACGCTGCCGGCGCTGCAAATTGATCTGAGTACAGACCACGGAGCACCAGGCCATCGGCCAGGTCGCCGGCCGGCGATAGCACCACGACCTGTTCGCCGATTGCCGGCGCCGACCAGATGATGGTGGTGCCGGCCAGGGTGACCACCCAGGGTAGATAGTCGGTCAGCATCTCGCCGACCTGCACGCGGCAACGTGCAATCCGCATATCTACCTCGGCAACGGTGCCGAGGCGAATGGCGTTACTCAGTGCGGAGGATGCGTTGCCCATGCAGCCATGGTCGATGGCTGCACGCGATGACGCATCGCAGTTGATGCGTAAAGCGCAGGGCTACACAGCGGCCGTCTCGGGTGCCTGTGGCTGCACCGACCACGCCTGTACATCTTCGTCCCAGACTAGCGTGCCATCGACCGTCATCGGCGGCGCGACGGTGGTCAGTTGACCCGGCAACGCGATGCCGGCAGCCAGCCGTGGCGCGATCGCACCGGTAGCCTTCTCCCAGACCAGCGCGGCGCTGTAGTCCGGATCCGCACGCCAACTCGCGCGTGCCTCGTCCCAGACATTGCGCCGGTGATCACTGGGCAGAAAGGCGATCGGCTGCGAGGTGGTGTAACCCTGCGGCAGTGCATCGCCCAAGGCAAGCGTGTTGGCGATCGGGGCGGCGGTCTCGGTGCTGTAGAGCATCACGCCGCGATAGTCGGCCACCAGCTCCCACGTCCCCGAGAGCGGCGACAGGCGGTGGCGTTGATACAGCCCTGCAGGCGGCGCGGGCGCGTGGACAACCGTGTTGGGTGGCAGTGGATAGCGGCCTTCCAACTCGGACAGGTAAACCGTCACCGGGCCGGTGTATTCACCGGTGGCGGGATCAAAGGCGAAGGCAGTGCTGGTGCGCGGGAGAGGATTGGTCATGGTCGGTCTCAGTAGGCGATGCAATAGCTCATACGCAGGCCAGCGGGCAGGTTATCTGTGCCGCCCGCTGCGTTGACGGTGATGGTGTGTGCGTGGGCGCCTGCGCCACGGTGGTCCACCGCGTGCACGTGATTGCCGCCCTCAGCGATGCCGATCCCGTGGGTGTGGTTGCCGGAGCCGTTCATGCCAATGGCATGACCATGGCTGCCGGTAGCGTCGGTTGCGATGTTGTGGGCATGGTTGCCGCCTGCACCCGTCCACCCGTCTGAGGGCGATGCGTCGTTGTCGCGCTCCCGGTACACGCCGTAGCCATTGATGGTGCTAGATGGAATGACGCCGGGGTGTTGGTGGTCACCCGAAGCGCTCGTGCTGCCGCTGTGCGCGTGGTAGCCCTGTGCATCGGTCCAGGCGCCGTGTGCGTGGTCGCCGCCTGGATTGACGCTGGCGCCGTGTGCGTGGATGCCGGCTGCACCGAGTGCGGTGTAGTGCGCATGGTCGCCCACAGCGACCGAGCTGGCACCGTGCGTGTGGCTCAGCACCTGTCCAGTGCTGTGGACGCCAACGAACTGCGCGGAGTTGGTGTGAGTGACGGTGGTGCCTTCGCGCATCAGTGGCAGGTTGAAGGTGGTGCTGCCATCGCCCGCGCCATAGACGGTGCCGATGGCGGCGAAGAGCGCTGCGTATTTCGCTCGCGAGACTGCTGCACCATCGCAAAGCAGCAGGCCGGTCGGCGGATACAGCGTCGCCATCACCACGATCTGCCCTGGCAGCATGAACGATTGCGGCACATTGAGCATGTTGCGGAAATCGCGATACCACTCGCCCTGGCGTCCGTCCAGGGTGTCTGCGTCCAGACCATTGCCGTGACCGATGTCGCTCAGTGCTGCGGTGCGAATACCCAGCACATTGCGTGCGGCCGCAGCATTGGCACGCGACAGCAGTTGTTTGATGAATTCAGTGGGGCCAGCCTCTCCCAGTCGCTCATCGAATGCGGCAAGTAAGTTGGCCGGCGATAGCGCCCGGTCTTTGTCCACGCCAGCGATGGCTTGCGCATCGGTGGATAGACGCACCACACCTGGCACATCCACCGTCGCTGCTGGATCGGTGAAGTTGGTATCGCCGAAGGTGATCTGCGCGGTGTCCACGTCTGCCAGCACGACGTCGATCGCCAGCAGCACCGACGCGGCGCTGGACTTTTCCACCAGCAAGGCGGGTTGGCCGTAAGCGGCGAACAGCGTGCCATCGGCCAGGTACAGACCGAATCCGTAGCAGCTGTAGACCGCGTTGGATTCGTCGCGCACCGACACGTGGATCGTGTCCTTGGCGGTGACCGTGCCGCCGACGGTGGTCAGGCGCTTGATCTCGGACGGTAGCGCGGTGAGCGCGGCATTGGCATCGAACGCGGCGCTGGTCAGGCCGACAGCGGCGATGGTGACCGCTTGGGTGCCTGTCTGTTTGAGGTTGACCAGCGCCTGGCGACCGGCGGTGGTGATCTTGAGTTTGAGTCCTGGCATCTGTGCTCTCTAGCTCGCCTCGCCCTGCAGGCGCAGGAACAAGGTGGTTCTGCCGCGCGCAACGATGTTGAGTCGTGCCTCGGCCTGGAATCCTTGGGTGAACGTGAAATGCGAGCGCACGGGCTTTGTGCGCTCGACCTCGGCGATGACTTCTTCAACGAACCGGGCGCTGGCGCTTTGCCCATCGGCACCGGTCAGCGTCAGCGCCAGCTCGAAGGTGTGCGGCTGGCCGCGCGGCTCGGTCTGCCACCACTCGCGGATGGCCACCGCGCCGCCGAACGACTCGACCACCATCCGCACGCTGTTGGCGGTGCCCTTGCGGCGCTGGATTGCCATCGCGCTGCGCAGGCGCGAGCGCTTGACCGCATCGCTCCAGTCGGCCTTCCAATCGTCGACCGAGAGCGTCCAAGCGAGCCACGGCAGATGGCCGGCTGGGCACGTGTCAGGGTTCCACAGGTCCGGGTACGGCAGCGGGATCGCTTCCAGGCGCTGCGCGACGGCGGCCAGGGCGCGTTCCATCGGCGTGGCATTGGGTGGCAGCGGTGAATTACTCATCAATGCCGGCATGCACGATGTCGATGGCGGTGCAGTAGGCGGCCTGCCTGCGGCTGATCCGGATGTCGGCTGCCGGTGAGTCCAGCTCCACGCGCTGCACGCCATCGGCGAACAGCTTGGCCTTGATGGCTGACTCGGGGACGTCGCGGCCGATGCGGTGCGCCTCGGCGAGATAGGCCTGCAGGCTGCGCAGCGCCTCGCGCATGACCACCGCCGAGTCGGGGCCGGCGTAGGTGTAGACGCGCCCACGAATGGCGTATGGGACGATCTGCGCGCTCTGTACCGCGACCTCGTCGGTCAAGGGGCGCACGTCAGCGTCAGTGAGGACGGCAGCCACCGCGTCGAGCAGCGTCTGAGGGGCAGTGCCGTTGCCAGTACGCGACTGGACGGTCACCAGTACTTGCCCTGGTGCGGGGCTGGTAGCGCTGGCGTCCATGACATCGGCCGCCGCGCTGAGCGCGTGATAGATGTACGCGCCCTCGGGGCCAGCAACGCTGAAGCCCTCCGGCGCCAGCTGGATGCGGCGGCGGAAGTCCACGTCCGACTCATGGGTCGGCGCAATGCCATTCTCCGGCTGCCCCGGATCGAGCACCAGGCGCGTGACGCCGAACAACGCGCCCAAGTGATCGAGGTTGGTGCCGGTGGCGAAGGCCAGCATGGTCTGCTGCGCCTTGTCGTTGGCGCGCTGGCGGATCAGCAGCTCGCGGGCTGCAAATAGCTGCAGCAGCTTGTAGACCGGGTCGGCTTCGGTGAGTGCGGAAAACTCGGGCAGCAGCCTGCGAAATTGACTAAGCGCTTCAGCGAAGATTGATTCGAAGTTCAGTGCCTCAATTAGATCCGGAGCTTGGAGTTTAGATAGGTCTACCGCAGTGAAGGAGGCCATGAAGGTACCAGTTCGGGACCCGATTATTTTCAATCTCCTGCGGAGCAAAGCCTATCCTGTTGTTTAGTAAAATTCATTTTTACAAAGCCTGTCTGTCGGGTGTTATTTATTGCCTGGTTCGGGCGGGCGTATGATTTTCGATGTTAGTTAATATCAGCTTCAGGGCATACATTTTGAATTTTCTTTGCATATATGAATCCAAAAACGCGCACAAAGATAGTTTACAAAAGTTATAAATATATAAAACTTCAAATTTATTTGAAGCGATTGGTGAAGCTGCGCACAGTTTTATATCAAATCTTGAGGCCTAATTAAGTTGCAAATACTTGTGCATGACAGTTTTTGCAAAATATAAATATCAATTTATTAAGGGGTTTTATGCAAATTCGAACGAGATCTCATGCTAAATTTAGCCTGGGAAAATTGACTGCGGGAGTTATTCTAGTTGCTTCATTTGTAGGGGCTGGCTTCGCTTCTGCCGCTGAGCAAAATCTTGGAACTAGACCAGCTGGTGTCCCTGCTGACTACGTGGTAACGCCTTTTGGCTATTTTCCTCCTGCATGCGTTCAACGGATCCATGAGGGAGATCAGATGACCAGTGATGGCGGAATCCAGCGCGTCACTGGCTCTCTAGAGCAGCGGAAGATATGTAATCAAGATAACTTTACGCGTGATGGTGTGCGTGTGAGACCAGATGGGCGAACTCTGCAAGGAAGTCTTGCAAGGTCGAGTGAGAAGAACTCGCTGGCGCAGAATCACAAAGTAAAGCCCCCAACCATTTCTCAAAGTTGGTTGGCTTATGGAAGTTATGAAACTTCCAGCCCGATTGGACGAATTGTAGCAAGCTGGAAAGTTCCGCCAAATCCAAGGATTCGTTCTAACCAAACGATTTATTACTTTCCAGGCATGCAGGGAGAAACGATTCTTCAGCCTGTGCTGGGGTATCGGGCAGAATCTAATACTTGGGACCTAAGTAGCTGGAATTGCTGCAAAGATGGAACGGTGACAACGAGTGACTTTATTCCTGCGAAATCAGGCGATCAAATCGTTGGTGATACTTACTCTACCTGCGCGGCTGGTGTGGCATGTAACCGCTGGAATATTGATACCAAAAATATGACGACCGGTCGAAGCGTCAGATTGACGAGCGTGCCTTACGGTGATCCAAGTTTGATCGTAGGAGGGGCTTTGGAGGTCTACGATGTGAGTAGTTGCAACGAGCTGCCAGATGGAGGGATGCTGACGTTCAGCAATATCGCCGTCTATGATCGAGATATGGGTCGCGTCACTTCTCCACCTTGGGAGAGGAATGGGCCTGATCATTCGGGTCTTACTCCCCAATGCAATTATGACGTACGCACGACCGATACTTCTGTAACCGTTTTATATTTATAAATACTGCGGCCAGCGAGGAGATGTGAGTAGCTCCTCGCTGGCTATATTTTAGAGCGCTACTCGGAAAGATGATGCATGATCGCATCAGATGTGGCCCTGCGATCTTGAATTGCAAAGCCCACCAAGATGCGTTTTTCGTAAAGTATTTTCGGGCCACTTGGCCGGATTTGGTCTGTCCGCCCTTCTTGATGTACGCGCGCGATGCGCGACACGCGGCCCACGAATCCCACGCTCACCTGGTTAGGGCTGGCGCTGACCTTGAAGTACTTGGCCTGCCGCAGCTTGGCAAACATCTTGGCGCGTTTGACCCGCCCGGACTTGTCGCGCAGCTGCTGCTTTCGCGGTGCGTACGGTGAGCCGTCAGGTGCCTGCTGTTTACCGATGCGCTGGCTTTGCGAGCGCCGCAGTTCCGTTCCGATCTTGCGTGCCAGCGTGCGGCGCTCACCAGGCTGCAGGCGCGCCAGTAATGGCGCGGCCCAGTTCTCCAGCGCGGTCAGCTCATCCATGTCGTATCGATCACCGGCTCAGGCGCATGCGTCATGTCATAGCCGCCGCCATTTTTCGCCGTCACTACCACGCGTTCGGTCAGCGGCAACTTGATCGACAGATCCACCGCATCGTTGGCGAGGATGTCGGCCTCGAAGGCGATGTCGCCGCGCCGCGCCGGATTGGACAGCAGCTCGGACTGATTGACCTGCACCCACTCCAGCAGTGGCAGCATCACGCTGTCGGGGTGGCCGGCGTAGTCGGTCACGATCAGGTTGAGCGTGTATTGGTACTCGAACGATAGCCCCGGCTGGAACGTGCTGACCAGGCTGCCGGCGTCGATAAACACCAGCAGCCGGTCGGCATCGCGTGCTAGATCCGGCAAGGCCGCGACCAGATGCGCGCGCAGGCTGGCGGGCTTGATCACGGTGGTGCCGCCGGCAGATGCAGGTCGATCCAGTCCTGCAGCGCGCTCAGCTGCGCGGCGGTAGCGTGGCAGCGGGTGTAGTTGCCGGCGACGGTACCGGCAATCCCAGAGAGCGTAACGCCGGTGGCCGGCGCATCAGGATCTCCGGTGGGCGGCCCGGCAGGGTTGCCCGAGGCGGCGGCGTCGTGCAGCCGCACAAAACCAGCAGGGATAGCGCAAGCAGCGTCTGCTTTCTGGGTGACATAAATCGGGATCTCGCGGGTGATGGTGGCGCCGGCCTCGCGCACGATTTGCACGCGGTCGACGTACTGGGTGACAACGGTGGTGGAGCCTTTGGCGCTATCGCGTTCGGCCTCGGCCTGGTGCTTGGCCTGCAGTGCGGCATCGCGGTCTTTCTGGGCGGCACTAACGCGGTGTTCTTGCCACACGCAGCCGCCCACGAGCGCTGCGATCAGCACCACCAGGATGATCACGCGCGTGACCATCAGCTGACGCCCAGGATCTGCAGGGCGCGCTGCGTCCGGGTGACGCGATCGCTGTGGCCTTCCGGCAGGCGCTTGGCGCGCACGTTGCCCAGGTTGATCTTGCGGCCCAAGCCGAGCACATCGCCCGCATCGGCCAGCACGTTGAGGCCGTTGTCCTGCCAGTACGCAGCCGCACCCAATGCGCTCGGCTCGATCTGCAGCAGCAGATCCGGTTGCTCTTCCACCGGCAGGCCGATCAGCACGCCGATGCGGCGGTAGTTGCCCCGGAAGGTGTGTTGCATCGGCCCACGGCCCCGGTGGCGATAGCCATCGCCGCTGGCTTCGTTGCCGTTGCCCAAGCGATCGGCGTAGACGAAGTTGGCCAGGCCCACCGCATTGCGCAGGAACTTGGGCGCTTGTGCTGGGGTGATGCGTGCACCGAACACCTCCAGCAAGCGGGCGCTGGTGGTGTAGTGCAAGCCTTCTTCCATGCGCGACAGACTCAGGCTCTCGTGGCCGACCTGGCCGAGCCAGTGCGCAGCGCGGCGCTTGGTGGTGATGCCAAACCGATTGGCGGCGGTGAGCAGTGGGCCATGCCAGCGCTGGGCGCGCTGTGGCGAGCACTGCATGATCGAGGCGAGCTGGGTATCGGTGAACATCAATCGACCTTCAGGATGCGCGCCACATTGCCCTGGGCGCGGTAGGTGAGCACTGCCAGCACGGTCAACGTGCCCAGGTGCCAGGGACTGACCTGCGAGCCGGCGCCCGCAAGCAAGATGTGCAGCGCCTGGCCGCCGGTGCTGGCGATCAGCAGCCAAGCGCACCAGCCCGCGCCGCGTCGGTGGCGGGCATCGGCGGGACGGTGGTAGGTGAGCAGGCGGACGCAGATGGCGAGCGAGGCCATCAACGTCAGGACGGTGACCAGGCTATGCACTGGGCGGACCTCCACGACGTAGGAAGGAAAAGTCGAGCGACTTGCTCTTTTCGATCAGGCCCAGCGTGACGGTGATGGCGCACGCTGCGCTGGCAAAGGCGGCCACGCCGCTGGACTTGATGGGCAGCCAGCGCAGCAGCTCCGGCGCCAGCTGGTAACCGGCAATCACGCTCACCGGGAAATAGATCAATCGCGCCAACAGCGGCTGCTTGGCGGCGGACACCACGAACAGCGCGCCGCCAGCGAAGGCGCCGATCAGCGCATCGCCGTCGATGCCAGGCAGCACCGAGGCAAGGCCCACACCGGTGGCGATCAGAAAGCCGCTCGATACGGAGGTGGGTTCGGTCATCAGGTCAGTCCCATAGCTGCACAAGCGGCGTCATCGCCGCCGTGGTGGTGGTTACCTCGGGCAACTCCACCGGCGTGCCATGCGGTAGCACGGCGCCCAGTTCGGCCAGGCCGGGATTGAGGAGATAGGTGCGCTCGACTAGGCCGGCCGTGCTGCCCAAGTGGCGCCAGCACAGCAGGTCGACGGTGTCGCCTTGTTGGGCATGCACGCGCATCAGATGAGCTCCACCGTGCTGCGCGGCAGGTTCTGCAGATCACGCACGGCCCAGCGCTGGTCGCGGCGCAATTCGGTGATGCTCGGTGACAAGTCATCGGCGCGTTGGTTCGCGCTGTCGGTGGCGTCGAAGCTGCGGTAGCGCTCTGCCACCTCGACAGCGGTCGCACACGCCACCGCACGCAGATACAGCTGCACGCGACGCGATAGGCCATCCACGGTGGTGCTGGGAACATCAGCTAACGCGGCCCAGCCGGCGGCCTGCTGCGCCTGCGCCCACGCACCCAGCTCATCGTTCACCGCGAGCATTGCGGCGACGATCGCGTGGCGCAGACGCGCATCGGTGACGGTGCCATCCAGGCGCATGCGCGCGCGCACGGTGGCCGGTGCGATCGCCGGCCAGAACGGCGCGTTGGCGATCGCATCAGGTGTGGCGCTGGTGGTGCCGGTGGCCGTGAATCCGCTCATGGATGGCTCGGAAGAGATCGCCGGTGGTCGGGGCGTCACCGCAGCGAACAACTGCTTTGGATCGGCCCCGAGCCGGCGAGGGTTGCGGGGACGCTCGGTTATGCGCTGGTGCCCGCAGGCTCAGCGCTGAACTTCTTCAGGAGACGCTCGGCGCGCTCCAAATCCTTCTTGCCGCCACAGCTGCCATGCAGGGCGATGGCGCGCTGCAGGTCGGCCACGGCAGCGGCCACGATGGGCTGCGCCTGGTCGGCGGGCGTCTCATCGGTGATGCCGGCCAGGCATGCACGTGCGAGTGCCAGGTGCAGCTTGGCGCGCACCTCATCGGGCATGTCCTGCTCGGCGGTCAGTGCAGCGGTGTCGGCCAGCACGGCCGCATCGAACACCTGGCCGGTCTTCTGCGCCGACAACGCCGCCTCGGCGATCTCTTCGGCCAGCACGCAGCCCACGGTGCGGGTGAAGCGGTCTGGCATCTGCAGCTGGTGCTTGAGCACATAGGCGCCCAGCTCCAAGGCGCCGGCATAGTCGCCGGCATCGATGCGCCACACCATGCACGTGGTGACGATCTCGTCCTGCGCGCCCTGGCCGCCGGCCAGCACGCCGGCCAGGTACGGCACGTAGGCAGGCAGCAGCTGCACCTTGAGCGCAGCCTTGCCCTGGTCGGACTGGATCTGCTTCAAGCGCAGGCGATCGCTCTGCAGCTGCGCCATGTGCTGTTCGTAGGCAGTGGCACCGGCCATCAGCTGGTGCGGTGCACGTTGCGCGGCTTCCAACTCGGCCAGCACGCGGCTGTGGTGACGCTTGGCGGGACTGTCGGCCATGGCTTAGGCTTCGATCTCGATGTGTTCGACCACGCAGCCCAGGCCGTAGTCCTCGACCACGTAGGCATCGTTGGAAGACTCGTAGTTCTCGATGCGATCGCGTTCTGGCGCTTCCTTGATGTAACGGCGCCGGCCGCCGGTCTGGTAGTAGATCGAGAGGTTCGCAAGCGAAGTCACCATCAGCGCGCCGTCCGGCAGGTACGGCACCTCGGCCACCTGCAGGCCGCCGACGCGGCGCTGGCTCAAGATCAAGTCGGTGGCGATCTTCTCGCTGGCCGGCTGGTCCTTGTTGACCATCGGGAAATACTTGTCGTGCATCAGATCGCGGCCCAGCACCACCACCAGGCTCGGGTCCTTGCGGTGCCACGGGTCCAGCAGGTTGCTCACGACGTCGTACACCAGCGCGTCGAGGTTGCCGTAGTCGGCAGCGGCGCCGCCGATCACGACCTTGCCGGCCGCCTTGCCGCTCGCCAACACGCGCTGGGCAGCGTTGGTGCGGTACTGCTGCAGCCAACCGATGTTGACGTCTTCCAGCAGCGGGAACGCAGCACGGTCGGTGTCGGCAGCGGCGTGCGTGCCGTTGAAGCCGATCTGCAGACGGTCCAGCGCCTGGCGCTTGACGATGGCATCGCGCAGGCGCGCCTGGAAGTCGGGGAACTTGGCCCAGGCATCGAGCAATGCATACGGGATGGCAGTGTCGAAGTCGGTCTTCTTGGCGAGGTACTCGTTCTTGTCGAGCGCGGCCACGTTGCGCGGGGTGCGGGTCTTGCCGGCGCCGGTATCGGTGCGGCTGGCGATGCTACCGGTGACGCCGATGCCCACTTTCTGACCGGACAATTCGTCCACCGGGATGATGTTGATCTTGGACAGGAACTCGCTCGATTCCTGCATGCGTGTTTCCAGCTTCTGCTGCACGGTAGGATCGACGGTGAAGGAGTGGGACGGGTTGGTGATGCCATTGAGCTTGGCGATCTGCTCGGCGAACTGGTTGAACTGCAGGCGGGTGGCGTTTTGCATGGTGGCTCCGAAGGTGGTGCGCTGGCGGCGTGTGCGTTGGGTGGTGTGGGATCAGCAGTCGGTCAGCACGGCAGCGCCGCTGCCGGTGACGACCGGGCGTGCGGGCTGTGCCGGATCCGGCTGCTGCGACAGCGACTCGCGCAGCTGTGCCAGGTCGTTTGCCAGCTGTGTGTGCTCGCCCTGCAGGCGGTTGAAACGCTCGTCTTGGCCGCGCACGTGCTCGGCGATCTGTTCGATGCCTTCGCCGAGGTCTGCGAACTGCTCGGCGGTGATGCTGGTGGCGTCTTCACTCTTGAGGGCGGTGCGGATCCGGCTCAACAGACTGGCGACCGGACCTTCGCTGACCTCGCTGAATTCCAGCGCGGTCTCCTCGGCAACGGTGAACAGGTTGCCCGGTGACTGCTTCCGGTCGGTGAGCGGATTGGCGTCGGGGTGTTGGCTGGCGAAGGTAAGCATCGAAGTGCCCAGGCTGGCCGGTGAATCGGTCACTGCCAGGCCAACCAGATACGCCTTGCCGGTGTTGGCGAACTTCTCCTGCACCTCGATGCTGGTGTAGAGCTTCTGCTTGGCCTTGTTGATGGTGATCAGGTCGGTGGTCGGCTCGATCTGGGCGAACAGCGCCAGGCGCTTGGTGCCATCGATCTCCACTTCTTCCGCCTTGACGGCGGTGACATCGCCATAGGCGCGGAACGGCGAGTCCGGCAGCAGGCTGCGCATGTGCTCGATCCAGATGCGGGCGTTGTAGGTCTCGCGGTTGTAGGTGGCGGCCATGTCGTCGATCCAGCTGCGCTGAATCGTGCGGCCATCGGTGGTGGCGCCTTCGACGGCCACGCGGAACCAGTTGGAACGGAACTTCTTGGTCTTGCCCGACATGGGTGTCCTCTGCGCTGGATGCGTTTGCGATGCGATGGATGCATGGTCAAACGCGGCGCACAGCGCAGCAACGAAAGCGCCATGTAAACCAGGCGATTACGTGTCGATACGCTGTCGAGAATAGAAGGAGCGCTTCACCCTGGTGGCATGCAAAGCGTTGCCACCCAGCTCCCGATGGACACCCGCAGACAGGCCAAATTCCTGTACTGGATGGGATGGCGCGTGACCGAAATTGCGCAGGCCATCGGCGAGAACGAGAAGACTGTACACAGCTGGAAGTCGCGTGACGAGTGGGATCGCGCAGACAACGTGGAGCGCATCGGTGGCGCTCTCGAAGCGCGCCTAGTTGTGCTGATCATGAAGCCGGAAAAATCCGGCGGCGACTTCAAGGAAATTGATCTGCTGCATCGGCAGTTGGAGCGCCAGGCGCGCATCCAGCGCTACCAGGGCGGCGGCAACGAAGCCGATCTAAATCCGGCCGTTGCCAACCGCAACGCCGCGCCGAAGAAGAAGCCCAAGCGCAACGATTTCACCGAAGACCAGGTCGAACAGCTGACCACCGCGTTCGTCGACGGCTGCTTCGACTACCAGCGCGATTGGTACCGCGCCGGCAACGAGCGCACGCGCATCATCCTCAAATCGCGTCAGATCGGTGCCACGTTCTACTTCGCACGCGAGGCGCTGATCGATGCACTCACCACGGGGCGCAATCAGATTTTCTTGAGCGCCTCCAAGGCGCAGGCGCATCTGTTCCGTGGCTACATGCAGCAGTTCGTGCGCGAGACGATCGACGAGACGCTCTCCGGCGGCGACAGCATCGTGTTCCCCAACGGCGCCGAGTTGTTCTTCCTGGGCACCAATGCGCGCACCGCGCAGGGCTACCACGGCAATTTCTACTTCGACGAATTCTTCTGGACCTACGGGTTCAACGAATTGAACAAGGTCGCCAGCGGCATGGCGATGCACAAGAAGTGGCGCAAGACCTACTTCAGCACGCCATCGAGCATGGCGCATGAGGCGTACACGTTCTGGACCGGCGAGCGCCGCAACAAGGGCAAGCCGGCCGCGCAGCGGATCCAGATCGATGTCTCGCACGATGCGCTGGCCGGTGGCCGTCGCTGCCAGGACCGCGCATGGCGGCAGATCGTCAACATCCTCGACGCCCAGCGCCGTGGCTGCGATCTGTTCGACATCGACGAGCTGCGCGAGGAATACAGCCCGGACGCCTTCGCCAACCTGTTGATGTGCGAGTTCGTCGACGACGGCGCCAGCATCTTCCCGCTGGCGATGCTGCAGCCGTGCATGGTCGACAGCTGGGTCGAGTGGGGCCAGGACTACAAACCGTTCGCCGCGCGCCCCTATGGCGATCGCGCGGTGTGGATTGGCTACGACCCGGCCGAGAGCGGCGACACCGCCGGCCTGGTCGTGCTGGCGCCACCGCAGCAGCCGGGCGGCAAGTTCCGGCTGCTGGAGCGGATCCAGTTCCGGGGCATGGACTTTGCCAAGCAGGCTGCCGAAATCGAGCGCATCACGCGCCGCTACTGGGTGACCTATATCGGCATCGACACCACCGGCATGGGCAGTGGCGTAGCGCAGCTGGTAAAGCAGTTCTTCCCGAATCTGGTCACCTTCAGCTACTCGCTCGAGGTCAAAACGCGCCTGGTACTCAAGGCGTTCGACGTGATCCACAACGGCCGGCTGGAATTCGACGCCGGCTGGACCGACGTCGCCCAGTCGTTGATGGCCATCCGCAAGACGATGACGGCCAGCGGACGGCAGTCCACCTTCACCGCCGGCCGCTCGGAAGAAACCGGGCACGCCGATCTGGCGTGGGCGCTCTTCCACGCGCTGCAGAACGAACCGCTGGAAGGGCGCACCGCGCGCAACTCCGGCTTCATGGAGATCTCTTGATGTTGACCGACCAGCTGCCCGCCACCGCGCCTGCAGCGCCCACGCGTGCCGAGGCTTTCACCTTTGGCGACCCGACACCGGTGCTTGATGGGCGCGGGGTGCTGGACTATCTGGAGTGCTGGCAGAACGGGCGCTGGTACGAACCGCCGGTGGCGCTGGATGGCCTGTCCAAGACCACCCGCAGCAATCCGTTCCTTCAGTCCGGGCTGATCTTCAAGCGCAACATGCTGGCGCGCACCTTCAAGCCGCACCGGCTGCTGAGCCGCGAGGCTTTCGAGCAGTTGTCGCTGGACTGGATCACCCTGGGCAATGGCTACCTCGAACGTCGCCGTAACCGCCTGGGCAATGCGCTGTCGTTGGCGGCGCCGTTGTCCAAATACATGCGGCGTGGCATCACCGAGGGCGAGTATTTCCAAGTGCGCACCTGGCACGACGAGCATGTGTTCGAGCCGGGCAGCGTGTTCCAGCTGCGCGAAGCCGATGTCGATCAGGAACTCTATGGCCTGCCCGAATGGATGCCGGCGATGCAGTCGGCGCTGCTCAACGAGTCGGCCACGCTGTTCCGCCGCAAGTACTACAACAATGGCTCGCACGCCGGTTTCATCCTGTATCTGACTGACCCCCAGCAGAGCCAGGAAGATGTCGACGCGCTGCGCAGTGCCATGAAGGGCGCCAAAGGGCCGGGCAATTTCCGCAATCTGTTCCTGTACTCGCCAGGCGGCAACAAGGACGGCTTGAAGCTGATCCCGGTCAGCGAAGTGGCGGCCAAGGATGAGTTCAGCGGCATCAAGGGCATTACCCGCGACGACATGTTGGCCGCGCTGCGCATCCCGCCGCAACTCATGGGCATCGTGCCGCAGAACGCTGGCGGTTTCGGCTCGATCCGCGAGGCCGCTGCCGTGTGGGCCGCCAACGAGCTCGAACCGCTGCAAGCGCGCATGTTGAAGATCAACGACTGGGTGGGCGATGAGGTCATTGCCTTCACCCCCTACGCGCCGCTGGCGGCCGCGTAATCCTTTCCCCCTGCAAGACCACACAATGCTCAAGAACCTCCGTTGTGGCGACTGCGCCCGCCTGCTGTGCAAGGCCGGCGCCTTCGATGAAATCCAGATCAAGTGCCCGCGTTGCGGCACGCTCAATCACCTGAAGGCCGAGAGCCTCACCTCCGATCGCCGCGAGCGAATCCAAAAAGGCTCTCACCATGAAAAACCAGCTCCTGCAGGGCGACGCCCTGATCATCCTGCCCACGCTCGAGGCGAATTCGTTCGACGCGCTGATCACTGATCCGCCTTATGCCAGCGGCGGCCTCACTGCTGCGGCACGGGCCAAGCCGCCATCGGAGAAGTACGTCCAAGGCGGTGGCGCGCAACTGCATGCCGACTTTGTCGGCGACGAACGCGACCAGCGCTCGCACTTGAAGTGGATGCATCTGTGGTTGTCCGAGTGCGCGCGCGTGCTCAAGGACGGCGCGCCGGTGCTGCTGTTCACCGACTGGCGGCAGCTGCCGCTGACCACCGACGCGCTGCAGATTGCCGGCTTTACCTGGCGCGGCATCACGGTTTGGGACAAGACCGAAGGCGTGCGCCCGCAACTGGGCCGCTTCCGCAACCAGGCCGAATATATCGTGTGGGGCAGCAAGGGCAGTATGCCACTGGACCGCCGCGCGCCGGTGCTGCCGGGTGTTATCCGTGAGTCGGTGCGTAAGGCCGACAAGCACCACCTGACCGGCAAGCCGACCGAGTTGATGCGCCAGTTGGTACGCATCTGCGAGGCTGGTGGTCGAATTCTTGACCCATTCGCCGGAAGCGGAACGACCCTGGTGGCGGCGCAGATGGAGGGTTACTGCTTCACAGGTATGGAAATGACTTCGCTTTACGCTGATGTTGCAAGGGCGCGGCTTAGAAACTGAGAGCCGTGCAGGCGGTCGCTGGACGCCCAATAGCAAAGCGCCGCACGGAGGCGGCGCCTTACTATCTGAAGAAGTAACCAGAACCCACTCGGAGTGCTGATGGCACAGGCCGATGTGCTGAACGCTGACCTGTGCCACTCCATTCGGCAGGCGTCAACCGCTTGCCTCAGCCGTCGGCCGGTGCCAGTTCCCACCCAGCGTTTTCGCCACTCGGAGAAAGCGGGTTGTCGTCGCCGGCAGCGGTAGGCAGATCGGCCGGAGCGAGGGTGTAGCTATAAAGCTCGTGCAGCACCTGTTGCATCGGCGTGTAGTAGACGATCGAACGGCCCTCAGGTTCACCGGAGGAAATGATCCCGACTAGATGCCGGTCATAGGTGACGACGGGTCCGCCGGAGTCGCCGTTGTCAATGCTATTGAGCTCGGACGAGTGGGCCGTACTGATGTGCTCATAAGCCGGTCTCCAAATTCCCGGGACGAGCGAGAAGCCTTGCCATACGCAGCGGACGCCAGTGCGCCATCCGCTTGTGCAGAACTGCCCATCCGGTGCGTTCGACCACCCGGTAACAGCAAGCCGTGCCTCCCGCCCGGCGCGCGGCATGAAGACCTGGTTGTTCGCCCGAGGAGTGTAGGACTGGATTGGATTGCAGAACGCCACGCTACGGTGTGAGGCGCAGTACAGCACCGCCGCCTGATCCGGCTGGGGCGATACCCGCACAAGCTCAATGTCCGAGGTGGCCGATTGCCACACCACATTGCCGATGGAAGCGATACCCACGTGGATGCTCGCGTACAACGGTGCACAGTGCTTGGCTAGTACGATCCATCGCGTTGCACGTTGGTAAGGCGTCAGTCTGTGAAAGATGCTCGTGGGCACCAGTACCGCGCCTACGGTGCATGACCCAAAGGGAACGCTGACTTTTGAGCCGGAGATAACCGGGAGGACTGCGCGATCGGGATTTCGAGGCGCAACGATGCCGGGAGTTTGAGCGGTGGCGACAGAGGATGCAAGGATGGTTGCAATGCCAATTGCCAGGGCTGCCGCATGCTTTTGCAGCAATAGATTCTTCATCAGGTATCGAGTTTTCTCAGGGGTGTCGGGATTGGGAAAGTGGTAGTACGCGAGTCCCATGCGCGAACTTTGGATAGGTGGCGTCCTTGCAGTAGCAGGATCGAAACGGTGCCCGATATCGCCATCCTTGTTGCCGCCAACGCACAAGATGATCGGCATTCCCAGCCTTCACTTCTTGGTCGTTGTTCTAAGCAGCCCATCATCTGCGTCATCGCCTGCACCGCGCTGCTCGCCTACGAACTGTGGGGTCGTGCAACGAAGGCGGCGACTGGTGCGACGTCGGCTTCGGCAGCAACGCGGCAAGTACCGCACTGTCACAATTGATGCAGCGATGATCAAGTTGGGGCGAGGCTGCGATGTGGCCGCTGTGCGTTCAGTGCCTGCTTGCGGGCATCGTCTACCTACAGGAGCTCAGCAACACCTGGGCATCCGCGACCTAGCTGTAAGGCTCCAAGGTGTTTGTTGCCCTCTGAACCAGCACAGTAAGCTGACGTACGCTCTCAGCAGTGCGTATCTGCGAATCAGATGTGTGCGTGCTCGATCCGTGTGCCGAGGCGCACCACTTTGGTGGTGACTCAACTGGTAGGCTTGGAGACGGTCGGCATCAAGATGACCGATCAATATGCCGCCGTTACCCGCGACCGGTTGACCGCCCTTTAATCGAAGCCACCGAGCCGTCCCGCGTGGCGGCTCGGTTCTTATTGCGGGGTGGACGGGCGCAAAGTGATCGCCCGATATTGCCCGCGATCACCGTAGCGCGTTCCTTTCTTCTCCAGCTCTGCGCACAGCCTGTCTTCGCCACATGGAATCAGATTGGCGCGCACGACCCGGTCCAGATAGGCGATTTCCGCCTTGCGCTTCTCGGCTTCCGCGATGGCCGCCTTCGTGCTGTAGGCCGCGTAGCCGGCGACGATCACGCTCATGACACCCGCCACCAGCAGGGCAATCGATGCGATCCACATGCGCCGCGTTGCCGTTGTTTCCAGAGAGTGCTGCGCGTGGACGTAGCGCTGGGTGGCCTGCTGGACCGCCTGCTC